AACAACCCACCACCGCAGCCGCCACCAGCTCGTCGAAACAACCCGCCACCGCCACGAGCAGGAAGTGGTAGCAACGGAGGGGCTACACCACCAACTCCGCCACCAGCTCGTCGAAACAACCCACCACCGCAGCCGCCACCAGCTCGTCGAAACAACCCGCCACCGCCACCGCCTCCACCAGCTCGTCGAAACAACCCACCACCGCCACCGCCACCAACTCCGCCACGAGCAGGAAGTGGTAGCAACGGAGGTCGACTCACGCCACGAACAGGGAGTGGTAGCAACGGAGGCCGACTCACGCCACGAACAGGGAGTGGTAGCAATGGAGGCCGACTCACGCCACAATCAGGAAACAACCCACCGCCGCCACGAACAGGAAGTGGTAGCAACCGAAGAGCGCCGCCGCCACGAACAGGGAGTGGTAGCAACCGAAGAGCGCCGCCGCCACCACCACCGCCTCCACCGCCACGAGCAGGAAACAACCGAAGAGCGCCGCCGCCACCGCCACCGCCTCCACCGCCACGAGCAGGAAACAGCCGACAAGCACCACCACCGCGGTCTGTGCAGAACGAGCTAACAATGGGTAATCAGAGGGGGCGCCTGAAACCGTTTCAGGTCAGAGTGCTTAATCCACCACCTGTAAAAAATCCGAGAGATCAGTTAATGGAAGCTCTTGAGAGAAAGAATAGGCAGCAGCCAACATTGCGCCCATCACAGGACCGGACCCAAAGAGCACCTCCGCCGCCTCCACCGTCCCCACCAGATCCCGTAGCTGAATTGGTACGGCGCAGAGCAGCTACGGGGGTACTGCGCAGAAAAGCTATGGGGGTTAACTCGAATAACAGCAACAATGAGTGGAACGATAGCAACTCCAATTAGGTGCGTAAAATACTTAAGAATAACTTGTGAATACTAAGTACAGCAAAAGAAAGTGGGGCATAAGTTGCTTACCTCCTCGTGGTATGCCCTGGGTTACGCCAAAAGCAACATCGTCCCTATAGCTCAGTTGGTTAGAGCGTGGTGCTTATACAACGTATAATCAGGTGATTCACTTCACCAAAGTGCACGCCAAGGCCACCGGTTCGAGCCCGGTTAGGGACACAGGTTTGGGAAAGGAGGACGATTCGTTAGCTCAGTTGGTTAGAGCGTCCGGCTGTTAACCGGTAGGTCGCTGGTTCAAGCCCAGCACGAATCGATGTGTCACTTTGGCCGAGTTGGTTAAGGCGGTGGACTTGAAATCCACTCTCAAATTGAGTCGCAGGTTCAAATCCTGCAGGTGACGAAAGGTCCGTTAGCTCAGTTGGTTAGAGCGTCCGGCTGTTAACCGGTAGGTCGCTGGTTCAAGCCCAGCACGGACCGTCGTGGAGGAAAAGGTGGAATATAAACGCTGCTGTGCCCGAGTGGTCTAAGGGGGAGGACTTAAGCCCCTCTGTCGCGAGACGCGTGGGTTCGAACCCCACCGGCAGCACTACGTCACCGTGCCCGAGAGGTCTAAGGGGGTGGACTCAAGTTCCACTGTTGTTAAACTCGTGGGTTCGAACCCCACCGGTGACAAAAAGTTTACTTTGTTGGCTGTGTAAAGACTATATTCCTTTACACATCGAGCAAACTACATGGCTTCTTTAAGACCCGCGCACAAAACTGCGTACCGTTCCTTGTACACCTTGGCGGTCCACTGGCGCTGACGGGATCCGATACCTGACGCCGCCAGCGTTGCGTAGCGTTTTACGTACATGCTGCTGCAGCTTGTTGGAGACAGCAGCTGATCCATAAAGTCGCGCGCGCGCGCCGCGTGCTTGGTAGTGAACGTGTTTTTGTGAACAATAATGTAGCGACACGTGTCAATGACGCAGCAGTTGCGATTGATTCCGTGAATTGTGTTGGGGACAATGTCAGCAACGTCTTGGAGCACCACCGCCATTGTTGCGCGAAGCAGCTTGAAATCGTAGCTTACGGTTTGGTGTTTTGTGACCCACGTAGTCATTGCTGAGCTGTATCCGGCGGACGCACTCTCTGGTGTATCAGATAGAATCATTGCTGCAACGTTGAATAAGAGATGCAAATCGGTGTAGCGCTTTGTGCCCCAGAGCTGCTTTATCAGGTCAGCCTTCTTGGTGCGAAATCGCTTCAATGCGCACACGAGGTTGTTGTCGTTCATGGACCACACAATTTCAGTCTGATTGAGCGTCACCCCGTTTTGAATGCGGCGAAAGTAGTCCATTCGCGAATGTTCGTCAAGGTTGTAAAAGATGCAAACCTGCAGTTCAATGTTCTTGAAGGCTTCCTGGGCGGACTCGTCCATTGCCCCGTATGGAGTGAGCTCGTGATTATATGGGAGCTTGTCAGTCATGTACAGCCAGAGAGACTGAAGGCGATTCTTCCCGTCAATGCACTCGAACGCAAAGTTGCTTTCAGGAGTGGCCACAAGGTTGATCGGAGGCAGCGGATACATTTCGGAAAGGGTTTGGATCACACCGATTTGCTTCGACTCGTTCCAGACGATTTCGCGCTGATACGACGGCGCGATGTTGATTCGCTCATTCTTGAGTTCGTAAAAGGTGCGCCCGATGGACCAGGTGGCGTAGTGGAACGTAGGCATTATTTGGTACGATTACACAAGGTTTGTGACTTGCCAATGAGCATTTGAGGCTCTAAGTGAAAATATTTTGTATTCATAATGGAAAATCGTTCCTTTATTAGAAATTACAATTTATCAGGGGGCAATCAAACATTTAGTTACGATGAGCGAAATGTAAACAATGGCCGTCGATTTGATTACGACAACGACTTGAAGGTTGGTATTGACGACATATTCATTGAAGCTATGGAATTCCGCAACAAGGATGTGGTTTATGAAATATGGCCGCGATACTTTGCAAAAGCGGGCGCTGCTGGGAGCGTGTTTGATGAAATTCTTTTGCATGCGGACAGACTAAAGGCTATGGGAGTAAGCATGCTGTGGCACACGCCTATCCATTCAATATCATACGACCGCACAGGTGCTGACGTAGGATCTCCGTACGCTGTGCTCGACTATAATGATATTAATCCCGAGTATACGAATGACTCAACTGTCGTGAACATGCCCAACCCTCCCCCTTCCTTCCCAAACATTTCCCCATCATTTCCCCAACATTTCCCCAACCCTCCCCCTTCCTTCCCAAACATTTCCCAAACATTTCCCAAACATTTCCCAAACATTTCCCAAACATTTCCCCAACCATCCCCCTTCATTCCCTTCCTTCCCTTCCTCCCCCTTCTTTCCTCTATTTCCCCTTCTTTCCTCTATTTCCCCTTCTTTCCTCTATTTCCCCTGTATTTCTCAATCATTTCGCAACCATTTCCCTATTATTTCCCCTTCCTTCCCAAACATTTCCCCATCATTTCCCCATCATTTCGCAACCATTTCCCCATCATTTCGCAACGATTTCCCTTCTTTCCTCTATTCCCCCTGTATTCCCACCTTTTCCCAAACATTTCCCAAACATTTACCAAACATTTCCCAAACATTTACCACGCTTCCCAAGATTCCTCCTCTAAACCCAAGCATTCACCTTACATTTTACAAAGTTCCCCTGTATTTCCCAAACAGTTCCCTTCCTTCCCAAGATTCCTCCTCTAAACCCAAACATTTCCCAAACATTTCCCAATCATTTCCCCTCTATTGAAAAGCCTTTTGGAGACCAAAGCATCATAAATGAAACCAAACACGTGCTTGACTATGCATACATTCCCCTAGAATTCATAGTGTGGGGTCCTGCATTCAACCCTGTACATAAAGGTTCGTACCTACTACATCATGCAGTATGTACTGAAGACTGTACTTCGAAGTATGACCAAATGGTGCGAATTCATCATCAGGTTATGTCATAACCATACACACTACCGTACTAACATTCATCGTGCTACAAATATGGTCCTAACTTTTCCTTCAAAAGGTCTATGTTTGTGACAGTAACTGAATCCTCATTGTTCAATTCAGCAAGGAAATAGCTCACATAATCTCCGAGCAAAATGTAATAAAAGTATCGAAACAGTTTGTTCTTGTGGTCACAACTTACAACAATAACTGATTTCCATATATGTTCTTTCAAAATACGTATACGTTTTTCAATGCGGTCGTTATATAACTTGTCTTCGATGACAACTACTCCTGTATCAAGTGGTTGATGCTTTCCATCAGGAACTATTTCATTATGACATAGCTCCGGTAACACGTTGTTTAACGCAAACATTTTACTATTTTCATTGAGTTGATTTCTCCATCTGATACCAATAGGCTCAAATGATGCGTCAGTGTATACGAGAGGGAGTTTCTTGTGAAACAGCTCGGCAATGCTCCTCGCAAGCGAAGTTTCTTTCTCAAAACTAGCACCAACAATCTGCAAATATTCTGCAAGTTCTGAGAAGTCATACTGCTCAAAAATAGAATACAATGCTGTAAACATAAGTGGAAGTGCTGCGCGTGGTTGATACCCTTCGTCTACAAGAATGTAGTGCAACCCGTGCTGGTCTGCATACTCTTCTAATTTACCACCACTTGTAATACAATAAACTGTACAACCCTTACTCACAGCATCATACACAGCAGATAGTGTTTCTTCAGTATTTCCTGAGTAGCTACACGCTATCACAAGATCACCACGCTGTGATTCAGTTTTGTAGTCTTTTGTTACAGTTATGTTCAAGTGTGGCATTAGTTGTTGTAGTAGAGTCCCAGCCATTGCAGAACCACCCATCCCTGCAATGAATATTTTCTGCGGTATGTTGTTGTAAACTGTATTAAATGTTTTATTTGTGAACAATTTGCCAAACATGCGTATTTGTGGTAACATTACATGTATTTACTAATTTTTACGTCATAACCATACGCACGTTGCGAGCGTATTTTAGGCACCTCGTATCTTTGCCACAAAATACGGCCCCGTTGTACGTCTTTCTGTTGCACGTGATGCACTTGCGTTTCACATCCGGAAACCTCTTGGCAACCTGTACGTAATCCTCGAGTACTGACTTTATATCATCGACATACGTCTTTCCATCTACCAGGTTTCCCAGCGGTTCATACGTTACTTCACCGGAGTTCCACAACACCTTCCAGTTGAAGGAATGACTGACACTACATTTTGGAATAATAGCACAATAAATGGAGTAAACTACAACATTGAAAGTATGTTGACTGTACTTTTTGCAAAATTTCATGAATATGACATTTTCCATGTGCCAGCGCGCAACCTTGATCGCGAGATAGCACCAGGTGAATCATTTGGATCCAACATTATGATCACCATTGACGACGCTGACCAAATCATTCATTTCACATTGTCAAAAGCGGGAAAGATGCAATGTGTGTTCAATTTTGGAAACAGTGGATTCAATTACACTTCTAAGTTTACTGGAACTGATATTATGACGGATGTGTCGTACAGTGCTGGATCAAACGCTTTCGTCGCAGCTGGGGCTCATGTGTGGATATGGACTCCTTAGAGCAGATTGTATTCTACAATTGTTTGATTTTCTACACCTACCACCATGCTGGTGTACGTCTTGCCCCCTGAGGTCACACTCGTTTTAATACGCGCGGTTGTTCCGGCTCCGATTGGGAATTTTGCAAGTATTACCGTATCGGACCCAATGGCTTTTGTAAGTTCCTTATCGTTGTTCCGCTCGAGGTACACAATGCTCAAGTTGTCAGCGGCGTTGATAGTGTTACACGCAATGATCCAGTCGCCATTTGCGTCGGTAAGCACACCCGCTTCAGATGGAAGCCAAACTGCGTCATTCACCTTTGACTGGAGTTGGACCCCTTGCACATACAGCTGCATGCCCGAAATTTTCTCTGTGGTCATTGTGGAAAATTGACCAACATCGAGCACGAGTTCAAGTTCACTTCCGTTGATTTTTACGTCAATCGGAGAGAAGCCTCGTAATGTATATTGAGGATCGTTAGGGTATTTAATGTAGTTTTTAAGTGCAGACAAATCAGCAGTACTGATTTGTTCATCCAAATTTATGTACGCTAGTCGTGGATCAGCGAGTTGATAGTTAGGATCGCTAGGGTACTTGATGTAATTTTTTATCGCAGATAAATCAGCAGTAGTGACGCTGCCACTGTTGTTTATATCTCCACGTAGAGGCATATTTATATATATAAATATATTAATTCAAAAACTCGGCGCCTGTAATCGCAACATTTGACGTGTCAGCTATTTCATTGGTGTATCCTTCGGGTTCCGTCAAGGTTGCTGGATTTACAATGTGCAAGTTGGAATTCAGCTCGCTTCTGACATATACTATTGTTGTCCAAGAATCAGAATTTGGTGTAACTGCTTGTTCAGACCTGCCAGCAAACGCTAACGTGCCTTGTAATTTTTTATCGTCTTGGCATGCGTTATCCCAGTATGCAATATAACCTTCTTCATCGTCATCCCATATTTGTACGACATTGTTGGTTTCGTCTTCTGATACTTTGTTATCACCGTTGATCAGTTTGAAACATAAGCCAGAATATGTTGCATCTGTATTGCCAGTATCGTCTTTTTCGACTTGCACTTGGAATGAAGAGAATTGTTCTGTTCCTTTCACTTGAAGTTCATACTTATCGTATGTAAGTGTCCCTACACCTTTCATGAGACGCATTGAAATCGGGGCTTCTGGCTTGCGCATGAGCTTGAAGTTCCAGTTTGTGTGTGCGGCTGTGATCCAGAAGTGCATCGAGTCGTCCTCCTGTGGAAGCAACTCGTACGTTCGGGTTGCTGTGTATGGTGTACGCAGTGCATTAAATGCAGAATTTTCATAAATGTTCTGGTCAGTCACCTTGGACATGATGATGAAGTTGTTGTTTGTTAATTGTAGCGACACGCGTTTAATTCCTAAGTTGCCAGCCTTGGTGTACATAAGCTCAAATCCAGTGTCCATTGTGTAATCAACGGGAAACTGCTCGGGATTTGCGCTCCCGATATTTTCTTCTTGGATTCCACATGACATTTTATTATTTGCAAATGTGTAATTGTTTATTAAAGGGAGTCCTGGATCGTTTTCCACATCGTTGCCCCAAGTCGTCCTGTCGCCGTACGACGGCCCGACCGACCACCCACTAAATACATAGTCTCCATCAGGCACTGTGTATTTATCATCCAATGGGGAACCTGTCAGCGTGTACGCCGAGCCATCGTGCGTAAGTGCCCATTCATTGTAGCCGTCGCTGGCAGCAGCACTGTCAATTACAGCACTTGTGTCTACACCGTTCACAAATACTTGTGAAACGCTGCCTTTGGCAATCACGTACGTCATGTCTTCAAACTTGCGCATTGTGCGACGAGAACCATTGCCGAAGACTACTTCAACGCGTGCATTCATGGGGTCGAAAGTAACTCCTTCGAGTGTGTCGCTGCCTGCAGCGTAGTAGCCCACAAGCGGTGCTCCTCGAGACATGTCCACCGCCATTTGTATTTGCCCAGACTCCGGAGCTGTTATTGAAGTGGCCCCAGAGTATGCCAATGTTTGGCTATTCGCTTCGAATGGGGCTGACGCGAGCACAAATGTCTCGTCTGTGCTCTTGTATTGCACAGGCACTACATCTGGCCCGACGAACGCAAAGTTCTGGTTGCGTCCAGATTCTCCGAACAGCTTGTTTTTAGCAGAGTCGTAAATCAGGCGAAGTGTTTCAGAAGCATTTAAATATGTGTCAACAACAAACTCGTTAAACCTTACTTCGGATATTGCAGGCGGTGTGGTCTCCACAACCACGGGTGACCCGTCTGCACTCACAATGGGTGCGTCAGGATCCACAGGGCGCACGATGTTTCCTGTTACTGCGTTCACCAAGTAAAACCGCTTATCAGCAAAATTTTCTGACGCGGTCCAATCGATAATGTACAGTCCGTTGCCCATGTCCATCAAGTGCGAACCAGTGTCTGTAAAGTTGCCAACAATGGTCCAGTTGGATTTTGCCACCTGCTTACCAGGTGCGTCAAGCTCTGCTTGCACTTCGTCATTATAGCCAAACTTAAGAGTAGGAGTCTTGCCTAGCTCGGCCGAGTTTGTTGTGATTTCCCACCCGTTGAGAGTAATTTTTCCGACTTGTAGGGTTCCAGCCATATGTACAATAACCTAATATTTTATTGAATCAAATAGGTGGCGCTGGGGTTGCATTCACCTTTTCGGGTACGTCTATGATTGCTTGATCCTCGCCGTCAACAGAGAGTTTCAGCTTCGGGACCGATCCGACTTCTTCCGCGTTGGTTGACACTTCCCAATCTGCCAGAGTCAATTTTCCAACTTGCAAATTTCCTGCTAACACGTGAAATACTCCCGACATATGTAAATTAGGTTGATATTTTATTAGTCGAGGTCCTCTACGGTTGGACCCTTAGGATCTTCGCTCATTGGCTCAGACTCGGGCTGTTGGTACGAACGAAGCTCTGACTCCAGTTCTTGGCGTCTTCCCGTGAGCTCCTCTGTGCTTGCGTGCTGATTTTCAAGCACCCAGTCAAGCGTTGACTGAGCCAATTGCACAATCTGCGTCTTTGCTGGCTCTTCAGCGCCTTCAGCCTGCTGCTTTGCTTGAGCAGCAGCCGCCTCCAGTGCGTTGCGCGCTTCGATTTGCTCAAGCGCAGCCTTGTCAGATTCCTTCATATTTTCAGCCTCTTGCACCATTCGCTCAATGTCTTCCTTGCTCAGACGGCTGCTCTTGTCGTTTGTGATTGTAATCTTTTGCTCCTTTCCAGTGCCCTTTTCAACTGCGCTAACATTGAGAATTCCGTTTGCGTCAATGTCAAATGACACCTCAATTTGAGGCACTCCGCGAGGGGCTGGAGGGATCCCCTCGAGCGTAAATTCGCCTAGCTTGTTGTTGTGCTTGGTCATTGGGCGCTCGCCTTCGAAAACCTGAATCGTGACTGCTGGCTGGTTGTCACTATAAGTGCTAAATGTCTGCGCCTTTTTTGCTGGGATTGTCGTATTGCGCTCAATCAGCTTGGTCATGACGCCACCAGCAGTTTCAATACCAAGGCTCAGAGGGGTGACGTCCAGAAGCAAAATGTCATTAATCTTGCTGCTTGTGTCACCGCTTAGGATTGCAGCTTGCACTGCAGCTCCGTATGCAACGCACTCGTCTGGATTGATACTCTTACACAGCTCCTTGCCGTTGAAGTAGTCACTGAGCAAGGACTGAATCTTGGGAATTCGGGTAGATCCACCAACGAGCACCACGTCATGGATCGCGCTCTTGGAAATCTTGGAGTCAGTGAGCACCTTCTCGACAGGTGCCATTGCGCGACGGAATTGATCACCGCACAGCTCCTCGAATCGGGCGCGGGTAATGGTTGTGAAAAAGTCAACACCTTCGTAAAAGCTTTCGATCTCCACATTGGCACTCGCGCTGGAAGACAGGGCTCGCTTTGCACGCTCGCTGGCGGTGCGAAGCCTCCGAATTGCGCGCTTGTTCCCTGAAGGGTCCTTCTTGTGCTTGCGCTTGAACTCTGCAACAAGGTGCTCCGTGAGTTTTGTGTCAAAGTCTTCACCACCAAGATGAGTGTCTCCAGCAGTTGCTTTGACTTCAAAAATACCTTCGTCAATCGTGAGCAAGCTCACATCATGCGTTCCTCCGCCACAATCGAAAATGAGCACATTGCGCTCGCCCTTGCTAGAGTCCTTTTTGTCAAGGCCATACGCAATTGCTGCAGCGGTTGGTTCGTTAATGATTCGGAGCACATTGAGCCCAGCAATCGTTCCAGCATCCTTGGTTGCCTGGCGCTGAGCGTCGTTGAAGTACGCTGGAACGGTGACGACCGCGTCAGTCACGCTTTGTCCCAGGTATGACTCTGCAGTATCCTTCATTTTCGTGAGCACCATTGCGCTAATCTCTTCAGGAGAAAAGTCCTTTGTTTCGCACATGTACTGCACCTGAATTGAAGGCTTGTTGTCTTTGTTGTTTACAGTGTACATGAGATTGCCAAGCTCTGCCTGAACCTCGCCTGAAGTGTACTCCCTGCCAAGCAGCCGCTTTGCGTCGTACACCGTGTTGGTAGGGTTTGAAGCAGCCTGGTTTTTAGCAGCGTCTCCAATGAGACGTTCGTTGTCAGTGAATGCAACGTATGATGGCGTTGTACGATTCCCTTGGTCGTTTGCAATAATCTCAGCGCGATCGTTCTGCCAAATGCCAACAGCAGAGTACGTAGTTCCAAGGTCAATGCCAATAGCCACCATTGTATATAGCAATGGTGGACAATGCTTTAAGTCGATTAAAGAATTGCTGAAAGTAAGAAACAATGGAGTCAGTTTCCGATTTGAAATTGAAGTTGTGTGAACTAGAGACAAAAGTGCAAATGTATGAAGTGTACATTCGGCGTCTCGAATCACAGCTGGACCGGTATGATACAAATCTAAAAATGTCAATGTCAAATGGAAGTCAGGTGCGCGGTGGGGGGTCGTCAATGCCTGCAGAGTGCACCATAACGTGCAGTTTGTACGAAACGTTCTCTCAGAATCTTGACACTCTTTCAAAGGACAAAGTCACTGAACTGCTGTATGCACAACACCCCGCATATGCGTCAATAGCGCACATCTTTGACACTGGCCTGCGCGGACCACACACCCAAGGTCAATTGGTGAAGCGCACCACAAACGTGTACTGCAAATACATGGACGACAGTTGTACATTGGTGACAGCAAGCACCGCACTCGTATTTGACAAGCTGTCGTCGATTGTGTTTGAGCGATACAAGTTTGCAGCAATGGAGTCTACGGAAGAATATGACGAAAGTCTGTACCAAAACTCAACAAATGCATACAATAACCTCATGATTCTCCACGATGCAAAGAGCAAGTCGCGCATTTTGAAAGAAATAGCACCGCTGATTCACTAGTGCGTTCATTATCTGTTTGAAATACACATCGTATAGTAATGACACTTCAGCAAACTGCAAGTGACTACGTGCGTTGTGATGAAGAGATTGCGCAGGCAATGAAATCCATAAAAGTGCTTCGCGAAAAGAAGCAGGGATTGGAAAAATGTGTGCTTGAGGCAATGCAGGCTGGGAATATTGCATCTGTAACGGCCGGAGGGAAGCTGATTACGCTGAAACATCAGACACAGCTTGGCAGCTTAAACAAGGAATATATTGAAGCTACTCTGAAGCAGTTTTGTGCGAAACCGCACGCCACCAATCCCGAGCAGTTTGCTGAACAGGCTGCTGAGGCGCTTATGACCAATAGGGACGTCAAGAAAGAAAAGTATTTTCTGAAAATCAAAAAAGAATCTACGAAGTGAACGGTTCGTTGAGCATCACAGGGCTGCATTTGGTTGTCATTGTTTGGATCACAAATAGCACGGCAAATACGACGAGAGCAGAGCCTACTGCGTCAGAGTAATCGGTCTCGCAACCCTTTGCCTTCCGCATCATAGCAAGGAGGCCTGCAGCCGAGAGTGCGACAAGTGCGTTCATAAACATGCGACTTTCCATACTTATACTTTGTTAGAATTTATTGAAACGTCACTGTGACGCACACGTTATGTCGCTTAAGCACCTTTTTCTTCTCATGTTTATGCTTTGCTGCGCTATGAGCAGTCATGTGCTTTTCAACAGCTTCCATATTCTTTTCGTCTTTGAGAAAGTCTATCACCTTGTTGTTGAGTGCCCACTTGAAAAAATTGAGTTGTGCCACTGTCGACTCCAACTTTCCACTTGATACGATATTTTTAGGCACGTCAATCACAATGCGCTGGTGGCGTTTAAATGGGTCGAATTGCATTTTCGAATAAGCTTTTAGCTGTGCTTGGTATTGAAGGTGCAAATTGAACGACTTTTTCCCAATGTAATACACAACGTCGTGCTGTCTCGCATAATTTGTGCACAAGTAGTCAATGACTCTCAATGACACGTTTGATTTTCGCGAAATAATGTCGGAAAAGGCTGCAATCTTTGCCGGCGCCTTGTAATACTGTACCAATGCATTCAATAGAATCTGCTGCTTATTTTCAATCATACAATTTTTGATTCTCATTTCCTTATGTCTATCGACAAGTATCTAGAAATCAGAAACAATAGGCCAACAAGTATAGCGCTGAGGATCACTCCGAATGCATTGGATCCGTGTTCATTGTACAGCGCTGGTACGTGCTTGCTTAGAAGTGATTGGACTGCCCCTGAATTTACAAAGAGACCTGCCAGTACGACAACAATAGCGTCTTTCATTCCGCCACTCTCTTGTGCGGAAATTGACTGCTGAACAATCGCTTGTGTTGTTGGTGCTGGTGGCAATGGTGATGTTGGTGCTGGCGGCGCTGGTGGCGCTGGTAATGGTGCTGCAGGAGGGTCTAGAAGCGAATCGATCTGCGTGCACATGTCCATGATCCTTATGAGTTACAAATTATTTAAAGAATTCCCCTTATACGAAATAATGAAATCTGAATATTTGCCTGAGCGTACAAGCGCATGGTGCTTTCACTGCTGCCACCCGTTTACTACGCCACCACTGGGTCTACCGATTCGCAAAACCACGGACGAGTTTATAACCACGGGTATTTTCTGTAGCATTCCGTGCATGAAGACGTACAATCTTGAACAAAATACGTCATCTGTCAGCGAGCGCTTCAACATGATTGAGCACATGCGCGCGAAAATCGGAGCTCCGAAGGGCTTTGCTCCGCGACGAGAAGAGTTGCATGTGTTTGGAGGTGCGCTGTCTATTGAAGAATTCAGAAGAGGCACAACACTAGCGCCACGCACAAAGTACACAGTTCCCATGAAGATGCTAAAGTCTGACATTGATAACTTGGCTACATTTTCTGTGCATAACAAATCTAATTCAATCCCAGTGACTGAGTCCGAAAACGAACCGCTGAAACTTCAACGTTCAAGTACTCAAGCGAATCAGAATACGCTCGAAACGGCTATGGGTTTATTCAAGACTTGAGGAGAATAAATGCGATTATTGCAAGTGCTGCTATGGTTACTATCGCAACGTCGTCCCGCTGATCGCTTTGGGAGTCGCGTTCGCACGTTACATACGCAGCCATCGCCTTTCCAATGATATCCTGCATGTGTGAATCTTTATACGGAGCTAGCATTGTTTTGACATCGGGGTCAGTGATTCGTATTGTAACAGCGTTGTCTTCCGGCTGAGCTGCTGGCTGCTCAGCTTTGGCTAATTCAAAAAGAGGGTACATTTATATAACAAAAGTTTATATTTTTACAAGTCAATTGTATTTTCTCGGGTCGCAGTAATCTTTGGCTTGCGTCCGCGACGAGTCCCACCTTCAGACACAGCGACGGACACTTGTTTGACGCTCATGCCGCTTCGAGAACTATTGGAGCTTGTGTCCGATTGGTTGTCTTGAAACGTCACGTTATTTTCTTCTTGAATAGGAGCTGCTTGCTCTTCGGGCTGTGATCTTGTCATCACTGGGGTTGGTAACATGTTTCCAAACTGTCCGAGATTGATAGAAGGGCCCTTCATTTCGCGCCGTCCATCATTGGTGTGCACCGATTGTGGCATTGGGGGCTCGCGGGGAGGTGGGCTCATTTGCGATTTCAAAATGCTATCTGCGACCGATTTCATTGCACTTTTCACTTCGGGGTTCTGTTTTGCTAAATTTCCAATATCCGGAACCGACTTGAACATCACACTCGTCATATGAAACATGACGGCACTTCCAGCCAGACTCATGAGAAGCTCCATTTCTGGAGGTGCATTAATCTTGCCTGCATACTTGTCGTGCAGTCGTTCCAAGGGACTGTCGTAGTCCCCGTCATTCATATTCTCCATAACCGTCTCTGACCAGCCGTTGAGTTCAACTCCAACTGGATTGTATCGTTTGTTCAAAAGCTCAGTTCCACTTACAATCGTCATGAGCACTTGCTTTGAAAACTTCAAGCTATTCTTCACGTCGATATCACGCTTAATCTTGTTAAACTCCATGCGCATTTCGCGAACGTCAGATTGCATGTTAAACCTCTTGAATAGCTTCACCCCTTTCGATTCAAGTCGGTGGAATTTATACAAAATGTCTTGCTTCTCGTCGTCAATGCTGGAGAATCCATTGGACGGGCGCGGCTCTTCGTCAGCCTCAAAGTCGTCTTCGCCTCCAAACATTGGCATGTGTGGCTCTGACAGCTCGCTTTGCACCGATTGTGCAGGAGACTCTTCATCAAATGCATCCGGTTCACCCTCTGACGGCGCCCGTTTTGTTGGATTGCTAAACATTTCAAAAGTTTTGTCTTGAAATGCAGGCACCCTTGGTCGCGGAGCAGGTGCACTGTGCTGCGTGGGGGCGCGCGCTTGCGACTGCGGCCTTGGAGTCTGTGGGGTACGGTGAACAAGCTCAATCTGATCTTCGTCTCCGCCGTCTTCCAATTCCAGCGTGTTTGCTGGTTCATGGTTGAAAACGAGTTCGTCTTCCATTACTTCCATGCGTATTTGTAATACAATAATATGACGCATGCTTAAATATGTTCTGCTCCTAGCGTTACAAGACACAGTTGCGCAGCCATCTGTTCAGCTTCTTTTTTGCTGCTCCCATGGCCATGGGCAATAACGCAATTGTTGAGTGAAATCCGCACCGTGAATGGATTGTCTGAAAGAGTGGAATAACCCACAACACCTAGTTTTTTGTCAGCAGCAAATCGCGTGAGCACATCCTTGTAGTTTTCGTCTGTGAGCAAATCGTTCACATCAAACACAGCATTCACTACTTTGCATATGAATTTCTTGGCGGTTGGAAATCCCTTGTCTAAATACAGAGCACCTACGAGGGCTTCGAATGCATTCTCTAAAACCTTTAAGTTTGTGTTCCATCCATTGCGCATGGCTTTTGTATCCATTGCAATGAATCTATCTAGTTGTAAATGTCTTGCAAGCTTTGCAAGTCCCTTTCCTCCGACAATCTTGGACCTCGCGCGCGTCAATATCCCTTCGTTCGACGCTGGAAATTTGCAGTACAGGTAGTCCGCGATTGCCAGGCCAACAACTGCGTCTCCAATGAATTCCAGCCTTTCGTTGGATGGGCTGTCTCGCGTTGACGCACTTTTATGTCGAAGCGCCTGATTGTACACTTCAATGTTTTCCGCGCTATACCCTGTCAGCTTTTTAATTGTTTTTGAATCCATACTGTTGTATACTCAGCTGCGTTTAAGCCTTCGCCTTCACAACCTTCTTAACAATCTTCTTCACAACCTTCTTATCACCCTCTGCTGCCGGGGCTGCAGGTGCAGCAGCGTCGGTTGTCTCCGGGGCTGCGTCCGTTGGTGGCTTGGAATAATGCGGGCTCATGTAGCGCTGCAGGTTGAAAAATGTAACCTGCTCGTCCCCTGCGTCAATAATAGTGCGAAGCTTCTCGTCAAGGATAAGTTCGCGCTTATTTTCGGGGTTCTGAAGGCTGTGCTCCTTTACGTAGGAGTTGATACGCTTTGTCACTTCGGTGCGTGCAAGCTGCGTTCCATGATCCACACCGAGAAACTTCTCAAGTGCCTCAGAAAGCACCATGGGCTTCGAGAAGCCGCTCACCTTCTTTGGTGCGTTGGGATCTTCGTCAGCAGCCTTTTGCTGCTTCACCAGCTTCTTCACAACTTTCTGGAGCTTCTTGAGCTCGGCCTGGAGCGCAGTGACTTCGGTACGGAGGTCGGTATCCATTTATTATCATATGTGTGGGTTTTCTTAAGCGGTTTTATACGCACTTGGGACACACTTGAATTTTTTTCACTTAAAGGACTTGATCGATTCATAGTAAACTGATCGGTTACCATGGAGCAAAACCTTAAAGATTTTGCAAATGAGTACGCTTTCCTTATGAATGCAAACTTTGAAGCAAAGCAAGCGCATCAGCCGCTCACATACATACAGATTTCCACAATGACCGCCATCTCGGACATGTCTGGCGGCGTAGACATCTGCGCCCTCCGAGACAACTTTACGTCCCCTGTGCATCCTGTGTGTACAATGAAGCACACAAAGGCGCACAACGAGTATGAACTCACCAAGCGTGGCAAGACGAAAAAGAGTTTTTACAACCAGATTACCATTCAGTTTACAGACTGCACCACCAAGTCAATTAAAGTGTTCTCCAATGGCCGGCTTCAAATGACTGGCCTCACTTCGTACATGGAAGCGGTGCAAGTGGCACAATTTGTATGCAGGTTGCTCAATGACACCAAGAATGTCACAAGCAGCACCCTTGAACCGCGTAGCGTTAATATCGCAATGATCAACACAAACTTTTCGTTCGGAGTCTGTATGGATATTTTGAAGATAAAAGAGCTCCTGCGTTCTCGTGGATTGACAGTAGTGTACGATCCTGACGTGTATCCGGGCCTTAAAGTCAAAATCCCCGTTGAGAATGGGTCAGCCTCAATGTTCGTGTTTGCCACTGGAAACGTCGTGATCACAGGTGTCAAGCAGCTTTCGCACGTCACTGCTGCGTACAACCATATTGCTGACGTCGTGCTTCCGAATGTATCCACGTTGCGCCTAAACTTGCCAGTGGCTCGTCGGTCCAAAACTCGCAGCAACAACACTGAATACAAACATGGATATCCAATACAGCTACTGAATTGTTGTGCAACTACTTTAAAGGTTTAAGTGCTAGGGGTACTAATGACTGTTTTGATAAAGGGTGGGTACATTGTAAAGAAGGATTCTTTGTCTGACGCTCAGCAGGCGCGTCTTGTGAAGGATCTCACTGTGCAGCCAGTGACTTTTGGAATGCCAAATGGCGCTTCGCGTGCCATTGACACCTTTAAGGTGTTCAGAGAGTCAAAGACTCGGTTTCGTCTGCCTAGATTTTATGGAGTTCAGCATTTCGGTGCACCTACGACAAACAAGCTCGATACAAGGATTCCAGAAATCAGCTTGAAGTTTGCCGCCAGCCTGAAGCCCGAACTACAACAAGACGTCGCGTGCAGCACCGTGATTTCACAGCTGCAAACTCAAGGGGGCGGCATATTGTCGTTACCTACTGGGTATGGCAAAACCACCTGCGCGCTTTATATTCTGTGTCAGCTGAAAGTGCGAGCTCTCATTGTAGTTCACAAAGAATTCCTCATGAACCAATGGGCCGAACGCATTGCGCAGTTTATTCCAGACGCTACAGTTGGAGTGGTGCGCCAAAACAAGGTGGACACCGTGGGCAAGAGCATCGTTCTCGTCATGTTGCAGTCAGTGTCCATGAAGGAGTATCCAGAGGGGACATTTGACGGATTTGGCATTACAATTATAGACGAGACACATCATATATGCTCAAAGACATTTTCTCGATCGTTATTTTGCATTTCAACTAAATATATGCTCGGTCTGTCAGCAACACCTGTGCGAAAGGATGGACTCACAAAGGTTTTACACTGGTTTCTTGGACCAATTGCATTTGCAATAGAGCGCGAAAATCAAGAACAGGTGATAGTGGAAGTGGTCAAGTATACTTGCGAAGAGTACAGCAAGGCGCCGCCTGTGTCTGCAAGCGGCTATGTATCAATGCCCGCTGTTGTAAACATACTCACTGCTCTTGAGCATCGATCGCGCGCTATCGTGCAGCTTGTTATAGAAAAGCTACGCGAAGGCCGAAAGATTATCATTCTTAGCGACCGGCGGTCTCACTGCGAGTACCTCATGGAGCACGTGCAAGCGCTGAGTTCCAAATCGTGCGGGTTGTACATGGGAGGTATGAAGCAGGCTGCCCTCAAAGAAAACGAAGACTGTGACGCAATATTTGCAACGTACAGTTTGGCGCACGAAGGATTAGATATACCTGCGCTGAATACACTCATAATGGCTACACCAAAGACGGACGTGGTTCAGGCGTGCGGGCGAATCTTACGCGAAAATGGACAAAAATCGCACCCCCCATGTATTGTTGACATTGTGGACAAATTTGCCACGTTGCAAAATCAGCACAGGCGGCGGTGCATTTTTTACAAACAGGCGGGTTTTAATATTTCACTTAAAAAACAAGGCGAGTAAAGCGTAAAGCAGCACGTGCCACAACAACAATGGTCAAGTCGAACGCGGACATCATGCGTGACGCAGCTGTTGTGCGAAACGCGCAGAAGCACTCCGATACTTCCAACACTATTGCAAGTTTTTGTGTACAAAAGTATAACATGTCCATGAGCGAATACACAAGCTCGCTTGCACCCCGCGCAACTCGGATCAATGGTCAATCGTCTGCAGAGGATCTTGATGCTCAGCTTGCAATCGCGATTGCCAAACTGAAGCTTTGTTACGCAAAGGAGCTGGACGCACGTGCCAGCACAAAGTTTATTCCACCGCCAGCTGCTACAGTTGAGATTGAGCCTGTGCTTCCTGCTGTACCTGCTGTTCCTGCTGTACCTGCTGTACCTGCTGCGCCTGTTCAGAAGAGCAACGCGAAAGTGTACTGCAGTGCCACCAAGATGGATGGCAACAAGTGCACTGCAAAGGCAAAGCCTGGCTGTACTTTTTGTGGCCGTCACATGCCAAAAATCACCACTTAACATATGAACTATTGCCTCGAATACAAATATATGAAGATTGGCTTTAGCTACAAAGGGGTTCGTGTCAGTCTTTCGCGCAACGCAGAGCACGCGGCTCACATATTTTCACGATTGAAGCAGAAAGACGAAACCATATTGGCCAACTTTTGGAAAACGTGGACCCCCCTTGTGCATAGCCCACTCGTAACTCACCTAAAATACTGCAACTTTAAACAGCTCGAGTGTAAAGAAATACTGTATACAACAAAGCGTACGCTCATTGAACCACTTTCGATTTTCATTGGCAGGGGTGATCACCCTTTGCGGGGGTCTGTCAAGCTTCCAATAACCCCATACGACGTCACGGTGAACACTGCACAAACTATTGCACCGCCGCCGTGTGGTATGCGCTGGTCATGCAGCATTCGCGATCCAGGCGCGCATTGGTGGGGGCGCTATACAGACTCCGCGGGCTTGACAAAGTACTTGTATAACCAACCTGATACAGAACAGATAAAACAAAAATTTGACGTTGCTCGCAAGTTGCGACGCAAACTTCCAGCTGTTCGCAAACTGTACGTTAACCTTTTGCAAAGCAGCTGTCAGCGTAAGAGGCAGATTGGCTGCGTACTGTATTTGATTGATGTTACATGCATTCGAGTTGGGCACTCAAAAGATACAAGTGTATGCGCTAACAGCGTTGGTGCCTGCACTTTGCGCAAAGAGCACGTGTTTCTGAAACCCGACAGTTTGCACTTGAAATTCTTGGGAAAAGATTCAATCCTGTTTGATCGACTGATCTCATGTTCAAACGCAGGAGTGTTAAAGTGTCTTGCTGAAAGTATGAAAAAAAAGCACAATACTGACGAATTGTTTCATTTGATTGACGCTTGTGATATTAACGAAACACTACAAGACGTAGACTCTCGATTCACTGCAAAGGTGTTTCGTACATTTCACGCTTCAGCAATGCTTCAGAAACTGCTGCAGCGCTGCAAGGAAAATCCAGCAAATCACTATAAATCCAGCATTCAAAAAGTGGCTGCGCATTGCAACCACACAACCACAAGCACCACGAAAGCAAACTACATAGACCCGAGAATCGTATACGCGTACTGTGCAAAACACTCCATTGCACCAGAGCGTTGCATTACAGGGCACGAATGGGCGCGTTGCACACCTGCAAGTTTTGTATTTTAGATTGTAGTATGAAAGTTGTTAGCTTTGACGTCGGCTGCAAAAATTTGGCGTATTGTGTCATTGAAGAATGTGCTGAGGGTAAGCGGATTGTGCACTGGGAGGTTGTTGATTTAAAAAACACTTCTCGGGATTCTATTTGCGCCAGTGTAGTATCGTGTATGGACGCCCGGCCGTTCCTACTTGAGGCGAATGCTGTTGTGATTGAAAAGCAGCCAGCTAAAAACAACAGCATGAGAATCATTGAGGCGCTCCTGAATGCATACTTTGTGATCAAAGGGGTCCCAAAGGTTGTAATTTACAGCGCGAAACACAAGCTTGGTTCCGTTACGATAAAGGGGAAAGCTGGTTATAGAGACAGAAAGCGGCTAGGGGTAAATCGTTGCGCGGAGTATGTAAAGTGCCAGTCAGACAGCGTACAGGCGCAATTTCATTCCTCAAAGAAGAAGGACGATCTGGCAGATTGCTTGCTGCAGGGGTTGAGCTATATGGGCGACGCAAAATTTACTGAAATCACACACATGCAGGTGGATTGCATATGTAAAATTGTAGCACGCAAGCCCACAAAAAAGCAAGAGTCTACAATGTATTCAAAGAGCAACATCAAGTTTTTCCTTAAAGACTCGACGTTTGAAGAATCTATGGCGCTCGTAGAGACCAACGAAAAGTTGCGTAAAGCACTGTTGAGATTTTATGGGCCGGGTGCAGACGGGATGCGCTCTGCGCGGAAAGAGCTGTCTTTGGGGGCGTAACTGGGTACGCCTTTGTCTTTTTGAATCCTGGAGGAAAGTACCCTTCCCCTCGTGACAAAAAGGGGCCTCGTGGCGGGGCTCGCAGCATATATCTTGTACACATTGCCAACATTTTTGCTTAAGACTGTTGAAATACAATCAGTCAATGCTGTCCAAGCTGCTCAGTGATCATGAAGCACTGTGCGTTTCCCTGTCAGGTGGAGTTGATTCCATGGTGCTCTTGCATCAATTGGTTACCTGCAAAGTTGAACGCGGCTATATGTGTGACGTCCGTGCAGTACACATAAACTACAACAACAGAGACACTTGCGAATCTGAGGTGCAGTTTGTCGAATCGTTTTGCAATTTGCTCGGAGTAAATCTTAGCGCGCGGCACATCACAGAGGCGGTTCGCGCCCGAGACAAGTCCAGGCAAAACTACGAAGAGCTCACTCGCTGCATTCGATTTCAGGAATATGCAAAACAAAAGTGCCCAGTGCTGCTTGGACACAACTTTGAAGACACCGTTGAAAATGTCATTGCAAACATTTCGTCTCGGAAGAATTACCACAATTTGCAGGGAATGACTGAACGCACAATTGAACAGGGCGTGACCATTATACGCCCCCTTTTGTCACTTCACAAGGCTGATATTTACAAGTATGCAGATCGCCATGGGGTGCCACATTTGCCAGATTCCACACCCAAGTGGTCCCGTCGTGGCAAGCTTCGAGATCACGTCATTCCTGCACTGGCCTCATATGAGCCAAACTTTATTAAAGGGCTGCTTCAGATTGCACAGTGCCTTTGCGAAAATCAAAGGTATATACAGCAACATCCCGAGAGTGTAAAGCTCCCAAGCAACTTTGTGAATTGTAAGAATGCACTGTATTGCATATCAAACAAAACGGTTGACGACTACACCCGACGAGCAACTTAGAAAAATAATGGAAATCAAGTGTATGCGCTGTGCTTTCTGCAACAAACGATCGCACTTGCAATTTCCCTGCAAGTTCTGCTCAAAAGAGTTCTGTACGCAATGCAGAGTCCAAGAGGTGCACCAGTGCGAACAGCTGTCAGAGTGTAAAGCGTCAAAGTTAAAAGAGCTCGCAGCAACTCTTGAAAAGCAAAAGGTTGTTGGAGAAAAAATTGCAATATTGTAATGCCCCCCGAACCGCGCGATGTAGAACTATATAGCCAGATTAAAGAATCTGTAAAAGCCAGAGTGCGCAGCTGGCCATCTGCATACGCTTCAGCGCAGCTGGTACAGACTTACGTGAATGCGTACAAACACAAACATGGGGCGCGATCCAGTCCATATAAAGACGCCCCCCGTAAAAGTGGAAACCTTGCCCGATGGTTTCAAGAAAAGTGGGTGGACCTGTGCCGCCCTGGAAACCCCCCGTGCGGTCGAAAGACCATGGACGGTACGTATCCCTACTGCAGACCTAGCGTGAGGGTTTCCAAAGACACGCCAATGACTATGGACGAGATGACTGCTAAATTTGGCAAGGCTAAACTTCAAGCAATGTGCAAGAAGAAGCAAAAATCGGGTTCAAAACGCATATCAGTATAAAATTGTGTAACAATCATTGTGTGCCAATAGCACCGCTGTGTCGTTATGAATCACACTCACACTAAGGGCTTCGGGAATTTCTGCACATTTTCGCAACGAAAATGGAAATTTCGTACGAGCAACCCACAGGCTTCCAAAAGTCGTGTACACTACCGCTGTTTGGTTTTGAGAGAATGCTGGCGGACACGCTTCACATGCAAAGAACATTGCGTCTTCTAATTGCTCCGAGTCAATCTCAGCAATGAGCTTTGTGAAAACACCCACGTTTGCCAATCGCTCACACGCCACTGGCCCAAGCACAAAGAACACTTCGTCGCACTTTACGTACACCGAGTTGATGTAGTGCAACCTGTGAGACTGAATCACATGATCTGCATACCACATTTCGCTAAATACACCAGTTTCCACATTCAAATAACACGTCCATCGCCCACGCGATGACTGCAGGTTGCAGGTGCACAGCTGAATCATAATCAAGTTCTTTGTTAAAAAGAAGCAGCTTTGTACCCGTTTCATTTTGTGCCCGTGGAACACACGACTTGTCACCTGCTGGCCCAAAACTGCTGTAATGATTCCATTTTTCATATGAACAGCGCACGTGGTGTGGACGTCGTCAATAGAATCTGAGTACACACAAAAGCAGGCGTCCCGTAAAAACGTAACGCTGCTACAAATTCTATCTTCAAGTACAATACAGGCGGATCCGTCATTGTCTGTACATACCGCAGCCCCTTGCTCGAAAACGACAGGAGTCAAGTTGCCAAGGAAAGTTTCTTGGTCAGCGTCAACCTTGTAAAGGATGTGGTCAAATCCAAGGGCTATGGAATTGCTATACGTACCAATGCAGTAAACCCCACTTGCAACAGGGGTGCATAGCTTGGGTGCCTCTAATGTATACACAGATCCGTCGCACGTGATTGCAATGGTTTTCCCGTTGTCCTGCACACAGTGCACAATGCAACCAATGTCCCAGTACACCTTTGAACGTATTCCGCACTGTAGTCGTAGCGCCAACTCGTCTGTTGTGTTCATAGCAAGAAATACTGCATAGTTTCTTAAGTGCAACTGCCAGTGCTCGACTGTTCAACAGTGCACTGCCGCATAATGTCCTCAAGGTGCAGTGTAATTGTGTTTCGACTGTGCATTTTCACTTGACGCGAGCCCCAAGAAGAGTCGGCACTTGTTTTGGTACAAAAGCTACAAGTGCTCATACCCTAAACGACTCTTATAATTTTAAGTACATGTAGACTATATGAAGATTAATGTCCATTACATTCGCCACGGCGAATCTGAAGCAAACATTGCCCAGCAAGAGCGTTGCGGAACAGTTGGTCACTTGCTAATGCGCGATCCGCAACTTACCAAGTGTGGTATGGAAACGTCAAAGGCACTGGCTTCCACTGCGCCACGAGCTGATGTTGTGATATCCTCGGAGCTGCTACGAGCGATACAAACCGCCCTGTACATGTACCCAAATCGATTTGTCCACGTTGTTCCATATCTTAACGAGTTAGGCGGAGGGTATGACAACTTACCTTGGCCCCCAGGAAAACAAAACGAAATCCTCGGGCGCCTTTCAAGATTCGTTGTGCGCCCACAAAATCAGCAAGAAGAGTCCATTCTAGAGTACATTAAAAAGCATGTAGTTCCTCGATTTGCTGGACGAGAGCTCATTGATATTGCGCTGTGTACCCATTCTCGTTTGCTCCGAAATCATTTAGGCATTCCAATGTCTGAACTTGAAAATAACTGCGTGCATACGTATCAGTACGACGTCTGAAAATGCTAATTTTACCATAGTGTCAACGTATGATCAAACTGTTCATTGCTTTGCCATGCTATCAAGGAAATATTCATGTGAAAACGATGGAATCCGTCATTGCGCTCGTGTTGGCGTGCCAGGCACGCAACGTTGGTTGGACTCTCTTTTCGCTTCCTTGCGAAAGTCTCATAGGGCGAGGCAGAAATGTATGCGCGTGCAAGTTTCTGAGCAGTGGCTGTACGCACATGATTTTCATAGATGCCGACATTGTATTTGAAGAAAGCAGCGTCTTCAAACTGATTGACGCGGACAAAGACGTGATCGGCGGGGTGTACGCCAAAAAGTGCCTCCGGATCGAAGACATCAAGGAACGTGCCCAAGACTGCGCGAGCGTGAAGGAGTTGTGCGAGCGCTGTGCACTCCTCGCATCGAACGAAATTGAAGGAACCCCCCGTAGCGGATTACAGCATGTGTTGTACCTGCCAACAGGATTTATGCTGTTGAGACGTACTGCACTCGAAGCACTGATTGAACAACACGGATCATCGTTGCAGTACGTCAATGATATTGGGGCGTACAAGCACTGTACGTACAATGGATATATGTACAACTTTTTCCCCTCCGAAATTCACAACGGCCGCCTTCTCAGCGAGGATTACGGGTTTTGTGCTTTGTGGCAGTCGATTGAGGGTGAGCTATACGCAGACTACTCGATAAAGTTGGCACACATTGGTCAATTTTGGTTTTATAGCAATCCAGAGTTAAATGGTTAAGAAGGGTTAAGGTTTTCTGTTGTGATACATTAAATGCAGAAGCAACTGAGCGCTGCTGACATTAACAAAAAGCTTGAAGGTTACAAGGCGTGCAGCACTGCTGCTCAATTTAAGGCTATCAAATCAGGCGACCGTGTACGATACATGATTCATGGGGAGTTTCGCGGAGGGGGAGCGGTGAAAATGAACAAGTATCCGGAGTACATTGTGCTTTTGAACGTGGTGAATAAAGCCTCGTGGTGTATGCAACTAAAGGATCCAACTTTGCAGTGTTGGGTGAAATCTGCAGAAGCCGTTCAGAAGGAACGCGAGAATAAGGAGAAAATCTTTAAACTTTACAATGAAGGTAAGTTGGTTCGGCGCAAATAAAATGTAGCTAGTAGTAAATGACTCTACGGCCAGATATTGCAATTTCAAACCTGATTGCGTACCCTGAAGCCGGTCACGAAGGACTATTTTATGTGTACAACCCATGCGGCAATGGACAAAAGGTGCCCATGTTGAAATATGATCAAGCTTTTGGTTGGAGAATGAATGGTCATTTTGGAGCTGACGGACATATGTACCTCGGAGAAACGTCGTGCTCTCCTTCACCGACCCCTTCACCGACCCCTTCA